TTATCTATTTCTGATAGATCAGGAATGCAATTTCCATACGTGGAAATGAAGAGAGAGTGGAATGGTTCTTTTGTTCATTATACTGAATACGAACCAAAACAACCTCAATTAGATCCAAGACATCATAAAGCAGATCCACAAGGACTTAAAAACGCTAGAGCAGATACTGTTCCTGGTGGAGGATGTTTAGTAGAATTAGATTTATATTTTTGGCCTGGACAATTTTTATCTAATGGAATGCAACCTGGAATAAGTGGAGATACTATTAATTCAAAAAGATCAGCTTACAGTGCAGTTGGAAATGTAACTATTATTATAACATGACATACGCAGAACTAGTACAAAAGATTAGAGATTACACAGAAGTAGGTTCAGAAGTTTTAACTTCTACTATTGTAAATGGTTTTATTAGAGATTCTGAATTTAAAATATTTAGAAACACAGATGCAGATTATTCTAGAGAATATGCAACTTCATCATTTACAGCTGGTAATAAATATTTAACTTTACCTAATACAAACCAATCTTCTGGCTCAACTACTACAAGAGTTGCTTTAATAGTTCGTTCTGTGGTTGTTACAAATAGTTCTTCTGTTCAAGTAGCATTAGAACCTAGAGATGATACATTTATAACTGAATATAATGCATCAGGTTTAACAGGATTTCCAAAATATTATGCAACTTTTAGAGAAAATGCTATTGAAGTAGCCCCTACACCAGATTCAACTTATGTCGTAACTTTAGACTATGTTTATACACCAGATGGTTTAAGTGCCACAAATACTGAAACTTATATAAGTATTAATGCACCAGAACTATTATTATATGCGTGTTTAGTTGAAGCTTTTGCATATCTTAAAGGTCCGATGGATATGTACAAATTGTATCAAGAGAAGTATAATGAAGCATTACAAGGATTTGCGTTGGAACAAACAGGTAGAAGACGCAGAGACGAATTTCAAGATGGCGTATTACGCATTAAGCTTAATTCACCATCCCCATAATAACTATAAGGAGTACAATATATGGCAATAACACAAGCAGTATGTAATTCATTTAAAGCAGAACTTTTAGGTGCAGTACATGATTTCGATTCAGGTTCTGGACAAGTATTTAAACTTGCACTTTTCCAATCAAACGCAACTTTAGATCAAAACACAACAGTATTTACATCAACAAATGAAGCATCAACTGGTGGACAATATACAACAGGTGGCGGAATACTCGCTGGACAACAAGTATCTTTAGATACAAGTACAGCGATCATTACATTTTCTGATTTATCATTTACAGGTGTAACATTAACAGCAGATGGTGCATTAATTTATAATACATCCGCTTCTAATAAAGCTGTATGTGTTTTAAGTTTTGGTGGAGATAAAACAGCAACTTCTGGAACATTTACAATTTTGTTTCCAGCGTTTACAGCAGCAAATGCAATATTAAGAATAGCTTAAAGGTGGTTTCATGGCGTTCGTTATTAACGATAGAGTCAAGGAAACTACAAGCACAACTGGAACAAGCACAGTTACATTAACTGGTGCACAGTTAGGCTTTCAAAGTTTTTCTGATGGCATAGGAGCAGGTAATTCAACTTACTATACGATTGCTTTAGGCAATCAGTGGGAAGTGGGTATTGGCTCGTTAACGAACGCCACAACCTTTACAAGAGATTCAGTTATCTCTAGTTCAAACACAAGTAATTTAGTAAATTTTTCATCAGGAGTAAAAGATATATTTTGTGCACTACCAGCAACATATACTCCATCTCCTGTAATGGAAGCACAAACATTTGTAAATACACACGCAACAACAATTAGTGAAGATCAAACAATTCAATCTGGAGTATTAGCAGGACCTGTTAGTATAACAGGAACACAAACAGTAACAGGAAGTTTAGTAATAGTATAATGGGTGGAATTTTACAAGTTGATACAATTCAGAATAATAATGCGACAACGCTTATTACTCAAACGAATAGTACAACATTAACATTTGGAGTATCGGGACAGAATATAGTTATTCCAAGCGGTGTAACATTTAATACTGCTAGTGCTACAGTTAATTTACCTTCATCAATAATTACAGGACAAACTGCAGTAACAACTCCTGCAACAGATGATGTATTATTATGTTATGATACTTCTGCAACAGCTTTAAGAAAAATAACATTTGCTAATTTTGGAAATGCTCCAGCTTTTGAAGCATCATTAAGTACTAATCAAACAATAAGTGTAACAGTAGCAACGAAAATACAATATAACACAGAATTATTTGATACAAATGGTGCTTACGATAATTCAGTAAATTATAGATTTACTCCACAAGTAGCTGGAAAATATTATGTTTATCATAAAATAAGTGTTTTTGGTGGTTCAGGACAAAATAGTTTAGAAACTGTTTTTAGTCAAATATATAAAAATGGTTCATTAAATAATGACTTAATATTTACTGCTTTTCCTGACTTAATATTTCATGTCATGACTGTATATAACGCTGGAATTATTGAATTTAATGGAACTACAGATTATGTAGAAGCTTATGGTTATATTGGTAGTGGTGGAGCTACTGCACCAGTATTGGCTGCTGATCGTGGATCAATATTTGGTGCTTACAGATTAATAGGAGTATAAATGATAACAACTAAAATAAAACTATACGCAAATAGAGAAATAGATTTTCGTAAAGATGTTATCTTACAAGACAACTCAGATGGCAAAGGAGTATTCATAGCTGAATGGAACTTAGATATTGCTCAACCAACATTAGCACAATTAGATGCCTTTGAAGCACAAGCTAATGAAGTTGAAAGATTAAACCTAGTTAAAGCAAATAGAGCAAACGAATATCCTGACTTTAAAGAATACCTAGATGGTATTGTTAAAGGTGATAATAATCAGGTACAAAAATATATTAATGATTGTTTAGCAGTTAAAGCTAAATACCCAAAGGAATAGAATGTCTCAACTAAAAGTAAACGCACTTGTATCATACAGCGGTAACACGGTTACCTTAGGCACATCTGGAGACACGATTACTGTAGCAAGTGGTGTTACATTTAATACAGGAAGTGCTACAGTCAATTATCCAGCAGGCTCAATCACGGATGCTGCGATAAGTTCAACAGCAGCTATTCAACAATCTAAAATATTAGGAAGTCCTGACTTTAGAAATATTGTCATCAATGGGGCTATGAGTATTGCACAAAGAAATACAAGTGTGGCTTCTATAACTACTCCTGGATATTATACTTTAGATAGATGGTTATTTGATGTAGGTTCACTTGGAACTTGGACGATGTCGCAATCAACTGATACACCAACTGGACAAGGTTTTGCTAACTCTCTAAAATTAGATTGCACAACTGCTGATGCTTCTCCATCTGCTGGTGATTTTTTATTAATAAGAACAAGATTTGAGGGACAAAATTTACAATATTTAAAAAAAGGAACTGCTAATGCGTCATCTTTAACAGCATCATTCTGGGTTAAATCTACAAAAATTGGAACATTTATTTGTGAATTAGAAGATATTGATAATACTAGAAGTATATCTAAATCTTATACGGTAAATACTACTAACACTTGGGAATTTAAAACAGTTACATTTCCTGGAGATACAACGGGTGCATTAGATAATGATAATGGAAATAGTTTAGATTTACTTCATTGGCTAGGTGCTGGATCTAATTTTACATCAGGAACTTTAGCAACATCTTGGGGGACAATAGTGAATGCAAACAGAGCCGTGGGCCAAGTTAATATAGCCGACAATACAGCAAATGATTTTTTAATTACTGGAATACAATTAGAAGCTGGAACAAGTGCAAGTGATTTTGAGTTCTTACCTGTTGATGTTAATTTAGGAAGATGTTTGAGATATTTTCAAAAATCTTATGCTTATGCTACAGCACCTGGAACAAACACTCAAACAGGGATGGTTTTGCAAACAGGTTCAGCTATGGGTTCTGGTTATATTGGAAGTGATATAAAGTATCCAGTTGAAATGAGAGCAACACCAACTGTCACTTCTTACACTGAAAGTGGAACTTCAGGTAGTATGAATTATGCTTTATCAGGTTCAAGTGGAACTGCAAGTACTGTAAATTTTGTTTCTAGTAATAAAACTCAAACTTTACAATTAACAACAGGTTCATCTTTTGTAGTAGCACAACTAACTGGGCATTGGACAGCAAGTGCAGAATTATAATTATGATTACTAAAATAGAAAAAATTTACGATTTACAAAATAAATTTAATAGTTATAGAATGACTAAAGATAATATTATTTCTTTAGTACCACTAGACCCAGCTAACACAGATTACCAGTCAATACAAAAGTGGATTGCTGAAGGTGGAACTGTTATAGATAATGGAGGAAATAACTAATGACCAGCACTTTAAGAGTAACCACGATTCAAAATTCAAACACTAGTAATATCATTACCCAGACCAATACTACAACATTAACGATTGGGGCATCAGGGCAAACTATTGCATTTTCAGCACCTATAAATAATCCAACAGTTACCAACTACACAGAAAGTGTAGTTACGATAGGAACTGTTACTACATCTAATACTATATCTTTAGCAAGTGGTACAGTTCAAACAGCAACTCTAACAGCTTCAACAGCATGTACCTTTACAATGCCAACTGCAACTGCTGGTAAATCATTTGTACTTTTATTAAAACAAGCGGCAGCAACAGGAAATGGTACGGCAACATTTACAAGTGTTAAATTTCCAGCATCAGGTGCACCAACAATTACAGCAACTGCTGGTAAAATGGATATTTTAACTTTTGTAGCAGATGGTACTAATTGGTACGGATCTTATACACAAGGTTATACTCCATAATGTTTGCGTCAAAAAATTCATTTTTTACAGGATTAACAATACCTATTCGATATTTAGTAGTTGCAGGTGGAGGAGGAGGCGGTGTTGCTCATGCGGGTGGTGGAGGTGCGGGAGGATTTAGAACTGCATCAGGGTTTACAGTATTTAGAGGAGTATCTCTTACAGTTACAGTAGGTGGTGCTGGTGCTGCTGCTACTAGCAGGGCTGCTAACGGTTCAAATGGAGGTGATTCAGTATTTTCTACAATAACTTCTACTGGTGGTGGTGGAGGTGGAACTGAATATAAAGCTGGTAGTATTGGGGGTAGTGGTGGTGGTGGCGCAACTCTTGCATCTGGTGCAGCGGGAACTTCTGGGCAAGGTAATAGTGGCGGAAATTCTACTACTACATTTGCTGGCGGAGGTGGAGGTGGAGCAAGTGCAGCGGGATCAGCTACATCACCTACATCAGCAGGTGATGGGGGAAATGGTTTACCATCTAACATTTTTGCTCCTCCTGGTTTTTCATTTAATTATGCAGGGGGTGGTGGTGGAGGTTGTTTTGGAAATTTTAATGGTGTAGTCACGAGAGGACTTGGCGGTTCTGGTGGTGGTGGAGATGGTAATTTTGGAAATAATAATGGAAGTGCAGGAGATACTAATACTGGCGGTGGTGGAGGGGGTGGAGGATTTGGAGATGAGACTGCTTATGCAGGGGGTTCTGGAATTGTAATTTTAAGTTACCCAAACTCTTTCCCTGATGCAACTACAACTGGATCACCAGGATTTTTTAACTTAAGTGGATTTAAAATTTATAGATTTTTAGGATCAGGTACTATTACTTTTTAATTATGGCTCATTTTGCACAAATAGACACAGACAATAATGTTATTAATGTTGTAGTGATTCATAACAATGAATTACTAGACCAAGATGGTAATGAAGTAGAACAAAAAGGTATTGATTTTTGTAAATCATTATTTGGTGAAAATACTAAATGGATTCAAACATCATACAATGGAAATATTAGAAAAAATTACGCAGGAATAGGTTATACTTACGATGAAACAAGAGATGCTTTCATTGCACCTAAACCTTATAATTCTTGGATACTTAATACAGATACTTGTAGATGGGGAGCACCTATTCCTATGCCAACAGATGGTAAGGCATATACATGGAGTGAAGAAACATTAACCTGGATAGAAACTTCCAATAATCCAATACTTTAGTCATCCTTAACAATATGATATAATTCATATCGGGAAAGGTCTTCCACATACACATCAATCTTTCCCATTATAGGATTATTATATGTTTTTTGGAGCAACAGCCTTTGCAGAAGCACCTTTCTCATCAGAAGGCATTATAAATCAATCAGTTGAAGTCACAGGTCTTCAATTACAAATTAACGTCTCAACGGTTGCTATATCATTAGGTGTAGATGTTAATTTAACTACAAATTTATTACAAACTGAAGTTACAAGCGTAGTCATTACTGCAGACGCTAATGCAAATGTAACAACTAATTTATTACAAACTGCTTTAGGTAATGAAACTATTACCACAGATCAAAATATTAATGTAACAGGTAATTTATTACAATTTGAAATTGATAGTGTTTCAATTATTGCAGGAGCAAATGCCTTTATTGCTGCAGGTGCAGAACAAGAACTTCAAACTGCAATTAATAGTGTAACTATAGATATACCAGTTACAGTAACTTTAACTGGTTCACAACTTAATACATTTTTAAATAGCGTAGATGCTCAAGCAGTAACTATTGCTACATTATCTACTAATTTAATTCAATCAAATGTTTCAAGTGTAGCTATTACAGCAGATGCTAATACAAACGTATCTACTAATTTAATTCAAACTGCATTAGGTAATGAAGCTATTAGTGCAGATGCTAATGTAAATTTAACAACTAATTTATTACAAACTGCTTTAGGTAATGAGTCTGTAGTTGTTGATACCGATGTATTATTAACTACTAATTTAATACAATCTAATTCAGGTTCAGTAGTTATAGGTATTGGAGTTCCTGTAACAGGGGTTCAAATGCAAATGTCTACAAAAACACCTGTAGTCGTAGCATGGGCCGTGATCCCTACTAACGTAACTAATGCTTGGGTAACCGTAAGTACTAATACAATTAATACTTGGGCAACTATAAGCACCAATACAACTAACACTTGGGCAGTGGTTGATATTGCAGCTTAACACTTATATAATAGCTTAATTATGGCATCATCCTATTCTACCGATCTTAAACTTGAATTAATGGTTACTGGCGAAAACGCTGGTACATGGGGAGATAAAACCAATACTAATTTAAATTTATTACAACAAGCTATTGCTGGTTTTGAATCTATTACATTAACTTCTACGAATACTACATTATCCATGACTAATGCTGCTATTTCTGATGCTAGAAATGCAGTTTTAAAATTTACAGGAGCTATTACAGCAAACTGTACAATATTTGTTGCATCGGGTATTGAAAAAACTTATATTTTAGAAAATGGTACTACAGGAAACTTTACTGTTGCTTTAAATCAAGTAGGTGGAGCTTCAGCTATATTTTCAGGAACAGATAAATCATCAAAATTAGTTTATTTAAATGGTACTGACGTTGTAGATTTAGGATTAGTTAATCTAACAGGAACACAAACCTTAACAAATAAAACATATTCTTCAGCTATAATATCTTTAGGTGCATCTATGGATACTAATGGTTTTAATATTTCATTTGATAATGCAACTGGAATAGATGATGATTCAGGTAATCAACAAATTATATTTAATAAAACCGCATCAGCAGTAAATGAATTAACAATTGCAAATGCTGCAACAGGAAATTTTCCAAATATATCTGCAACAGGAAGTGATGCAAATATTGGTATTAATTTAACTCCTAAAGGTGTTGGAGAAATTACATTTAATGGTACGGGTAAAATTCAACAAGTTTTAGAAAAAGTAACTGTAACTAATACTGCAACTACAGGAACTGTTACTTACGATCTTTTAGAGCAAGCAGTGTTATATCATACAGGAAATGCTTCAGGACAATTTACACTTAATTTTAGAGGAAGTAATTCTACTGCATTAAATACTATGGTTGCTGCTGGAGAATCTGCAACAGCTGCTTTTTTAAATACCAATGCCACTACTGCTTATTATACAACTTTTGTGACAATTGACGGAACTTCAACTAATGTTTCAACAAAATGGCAGGGAGGTTCGACTCCTACTTCTGGAAATTCATTATCTATTGATGCTTATAATTTTACAATTATTAAAACAGCAGCATCAACTTACACAGTATTAGCAGCTCAATCACAATTTAAGTAATTTATCATGCCTGTAATTACTACTTTTGGAGGAATGTCCGCAAGGGGTTTTGGTTTTGGAAGTGTAAGTAAAATTATTGCTACAGGAGGTACAATAACCACTCAAACTATAGATGGTGTTATTTACAAAGTTCATACATTTACATCAAGTGGTAATTTTGTAATTCAAAATCCTGGTAAAAGTAAAACTGTAGAAACTTTTTTATGGGGTGGTGGAGGTGGAATCGGAGGATTTACACCGCCCGAAGGTATATCTCCTGGAAGAAATGGGGGTGGAGGTGGTGGATCAGCTTATGCTAGAAATTTAGGATTAGGTATAAGTACAGAAACTTTAAGTGTTTGTGTAGGAGGAGCTGGAGGAAGAGGACAGGATGATCCAGGAGCAGGAGGATCAGGTATCACTATTTCTGGAACAAATTATTATTTTGGAGGAGCTGGGATAAAAGGAACTGTTCCCTTTTCATATTACGGTGGAGGCGGAGGAGGAGCTTCCGCTATCATTAGAGGTACAACAGGATTAATAGTAGCTGCTGGAGCTGGAGGAGGTGGAGGAAGTGAACGTGTATCTCCTGCAGGAAATGGTGGTGGAGGTAATTTAAATGGAGATAATGGAAGTGGTGGAACTGTAGGTGGAGTAGCAGGAGCTTCTGCAAACACCAATGGTTTAAACGGTGCTCCAGGCCCTCATTCTACAGGAGGAGGCGGTGCTGGAGGAGTAAATGGTGGTGGAGGTGGAGGATCTCCAGGAGGAGATTTTACAGGAGCGGCAGGAGGAGGTGGAGGAACATCTACTGCTGGAACAGGCACAGGAACTAATGTCGTAAATGGTTCAACTGCAGATGGTGGAACTGCAGGAAATGATGGCTATACATCTTACAATAATGCTAATTATGGAAGAGGTGGAGGAGGTGGATATTTTCCAACTCATATAAATGCAAATCCAGGACTTGTTGTAATACGTTATCCAATAGGAACAGTTTAATATGCCACTTAAAAAAATACCCTTACCTCCAGGTTTTGATAAAAATGATACAGCTTCTCAAGCAGAAGGACGCTGGATAGACGGAGATAATGTTCGTTTTCAATATGGTTCACCTGAAAAAATAGGAGGATGGAGTCAGATTAGCCCTAGTATTTTAGTAGGAGCAGGTAGAGATATACACTCTTGGTTTGATTTAACAGGTAGACGTTATGTTGTAATAGGTACAAATAAAGTTTTATATGTTCTTTTTGGTGAAGAACTTTATGATATTACTCCACTCAAAACAGCTTTAACAGGATGTACTTACACCTCTACAACAGGATCTACAACTGTAACTATTAATAAAACTTCACATAATTTTGAAGTTGGAGATTTACTTTTATTTTCATCAGTAACAACACCAGGACCAACTACAACAAGTTTTACAACAGCTGATTTTGAAACAAATACTTTTCAAGTTATTTCTGTTCTTAACGCAAATACATTTACAGTTACAATGCCTGTAGCGGAATCAGGTACAGGAGTTACTGCGGGTGGAACAATTACTACAAATCCTTATGAAACAGTGGGGCCTATTGGTTCAACTTTTGGTTTTGGATATGGTACAGGATATTATGGTGGAACAATACCTACATCTGTAATTACATCATTGGATGGAGATATTAGTAATACTACAACAACTATTACTGTTGTTTCTACAACAGGGTTTCCAACTCCACCTCCAAATGGAAGAATAGATATTGGAACAGAATTAATTAACTATACAGGTAAAACTTCAACAACATTTACGAGTTGTATTAGAGGTGTGGACGGCTCTACAGCTGCATCACATTTAAGTGGTGTGGTTGTATCAAATGCTACTGATTGGACTGATTGGGGAGAACAATCTAATACTAATGCCGTAACTTTAGATGCAGGATCATGGTCATTGGATAACTTTGGAGAATTATTAATAGCAACAATTAAAAATGGAAAAACTTTTTCATGGGATCCTAACGCAGGTTCTGGTGTTACTACACGTGCAATAATATTAGCAGGTAATCCTACATCAACTGTTTTAACAAGAGTGTCTGATCGAGACAGACATTTAATTCATTTTGGTACTGAAACTGCAATTGGAAGTCCAGCATCTCAAGATCCTATGTTTATTCGTTTCTCGGACCAAGAAGATATTGAAGTGTATGACCCAACATCAACTAATACAGCGGGTACGTTTAGATTAGATAATGGTAGTAAAATTGTAGCAGCAGTAAAAGGTAAAGATTATATGTTAGTTCTTACAGATGAAGCAGCTTATACTATGCAGTTTGTTGGACCTCCTTTTACATTTAGTATTAGACAGGTTGGATCTAATTGTGGATGTATTGGTCAGCATGCAGCAGTCTTCGTAGACGGAGCTGTGTATTGGATGGGAGATTCTGGAAACTTCTTTGTATTTGATGGAACAGTTAAAACATTACCATCTACAGTTGAAGATTTTGTATTTACTACACAAGGAGATAGTTTAGGTCTTAACTTTACAAATGGTGAATTAGTATTTGCAGGACA